CAAAAATATATACATCTACATAATGGACTTATAAAATTAAATCAAGAAGCTATTGATGCACAATATTTATGGGTATCAATTAATGGACAATTACTAACTCCGAGTGTAGATTATTTTGTAACAGATAATAAACAGTATGTTAAAATTGAATCAACTATATCTGAAAATGATGTAGTCCAAGTAGTACATTTTGCGGCTAGTAAAACACAAAATAAATTTGGATGGTCACAGTTTAAAGATATGTTGAACCGAACACACTACATTAGGATAAACAATGAAGAAGAAGTTACATTAGCAAAAGACTTATATCAATATGATCAAAGTATTACAGTAATTAATGGTGAAGCATTAGCGTCTCCAGTAGCAGGATCAACTAAACCAGCAATAATTATGATTGACGGAGAAAGAATTGAATACTTTGTGCGTAACGGAAATGTAATAAGTCAATTTAGAAGAGGAACTTTAGGAACAGGTGTTAAAAACATGTATCCAGCTGATACAGTAGTATTAAATATTTCAGGCAAAAACTCTATGCCGTACAAAGATGAAACATTAACAACAATATTTACAGCAGATGGCACATCGTCAACATATGAACTTGATTTTACACCTAATAATATAAACGAATTTGAAGTTTTTGTTGCAGGTAAGCGTTTACGTAAAAATTCGATAAACAATTATATTTTCAATGAAGTAACAGGCCCAGTTGCCCTGGATAGTCCAGAAGGTGATGAAACATTATCGGCTGAATTTACTATAAACAGCAATCAGCTAGTACTTACATCTACGCCAATACAGAATACAAAGGTAATTGTTGTAAGAAAACAAGGTCAAAGTTGGACAAATCCAGGTATTGCCCTTGCAGATAGTGATTCTAACATAAGCAGATTCTTACGTGCAGCAACAGTTGACTTGCCGCGATAAATACAACAGCAGGATGGTATAAACTATGACAGATAAATTAAATGAACAAAGCGGTGTGTTACTACAAGGACACATCAAAATACATAACCCGGAAACTGGCGAAGTAATTGTAGACAAACGTAACGCTATTCACTATGAAAATATGAGTATTAGTTTAGCTGAAAGTTTAGGCAATGCTGGCACAGGCTGGATATACGAAATGGGGTTTGGAAACGGCGGCACAAGCGTTGATCCAACAGGTATTATTACATATCTAACACCAAACAGTACAGGTACAAATGCTAGTTTGTACAATGAAACATTTACAAAAATAGTAGATGACAGGAGTGTTAACAATTTAGATCCTGCTAGAAATAAAATTGAAACACGTCATGTAAGCGGAACAAACTATACAGATATTTTAGTAACATGTTTGTTAGATTATGGTGAACCTACAGGTCAAGATGCTTTTGATACAGCAGCAGACCAAAATAGTTTATATGTATTTGACGAATTAGGATTAAAAGCGTATAGTGCATCAGGAACTGGCAGATTACTAACACATGTTATTTTCCACCCTGTACAGAAAAGTTTGAATAGACTTATTCAAATTGATTATACAGTTAGAGTACAAAGTTTAACTGGTTTTAACGAAGGATAATTAGATGGCATATACAATAAATTTTACAAATAGTGCTGATAAAGATCCTATTGTTATAGAAGACGGTACCATTAACAATACAACAAGCCTAAGTTTTCCAGGAAGAAATTCAACAGGATATGGTGCTGTTATTTCAGAAGACTTATTACGTTTATTAGAAAATTTTGCAAGTCCAACTGAACCTAGTAATTCTATACAAGGTCAACTTTGGTACAATAGTATTTCAGGACAACTATTAGTTTATGATGGAACAACTTGGATACCAAGCGGTGGATTAGCAAAAAGTACAGCACAACCTGATCCAACAGACGCTACAGACGGCGACTTATGGGTTGACACAGCATCGCAGCAATTATATTTGTTTTCAGGATCTACTTGGATACTAGTTGGTCCAGAATTTAGTCAAGGATTAACAACAGGTGCAAAACCTAGTACTATTGTTGGTCAAGATAATATCGAATACACAGTAATTGAAATTCAAGTTAGTGCAAATATTGTTGCTATTGTTGCTTTTGATGACTTTGTTCCTAAAGCAACAGTGCAAGGCTTTACAGCAATTAAGCCAGGTATTAACTTAGCAAACAGAGATACTGATGCTGATGGAAAAAATAATGTAAAATTTTATGGAGTTGCAGAACAAGCAGAAAATTTAATTGTAAATGACCTTGCTGTTCCGTCAGCAAACTTTTTAAGAGGAGATGTTGAATCTACTTCAACTAATCCACTGAATATCCAAAATAACACAGGTATTGCATATGGTATTAATGGCGAAATGGGGATCGGCATTGAAGGAAGTGCTGGTATAATACAACACAATATTGAAGGATCAAATATTGATATGCGTGTGCGTAATGCAGGTGCAAGTAAAACGGTTCTTCGAGTTGACAGTAGTTTACGAATTGGAATTAATAATGAAGCACCTGATGAAGCACTTGATGTTACTGGAAATTTATTAACAAGCGGAATAATTAGGACTAATGATGTAACTGAAAGTACAACTATAAGTAATGGAGCGTTAATTGTAAAAGGTGGCGTTGGCGTTGCTAAATCTTTAAACGTTGGCGAAAATCTTATTATACAAAAAGGCATTACATTAGGTAATAACGATCTCACAGTTGACACAACTGAATCAGAACTTATTATGCCGGACTTAAACAATACAAGAAACATTGGTAGTCCTACAAATAAATGGCGTAAAATGTATGCAACTACATTTATTGGATCCTTAGAAGGCTCGGTTAGTGGTAGTGTAAGTGGTAAATCAGGAAGTGCTGATAAACTTACAAGTTCTACAACATTTAGATTAACAGGAGATGTTGAAACTGTTGAAAATGTATTTGACGGACAAACAGGCGGAGCTGTAAAAGATTTTAATATATCAATTAAGAATACAATTATTTCTGGAAAACAACAAGTAACTGATAGTTTATCAAATGACGAATTTATTATTGATAGAATTAGCGGATCTAGTACAGGGCTAAGAAGAATATCAAGAGGAACACTATTCCAAAATATTGCAGGTCTTACACCTATCGGAAGTATTATGCCATTTGCAGGAAATATTGAACCTACAGCTACAGGTTGGTTTTTTTGTAATGGACAAGAATTAAGTCAAGGTGTATACAATACTTTATACCAACTAATTGGATATACTTACAAAGCACAGGGGTTAGTAACAGCAGGAAACTTTGCTCTACCAGATCTTAGAGGTAGATTTCCTTTAGGATCATTAACTATGGGTGGTACAAATCCAGCTGTTGACGTTCCAGATACTAGATCAAGAGACTCTAACTCAAGTGTACTAGGTGCTGTTGACGGTACTGACGAAGCAACAATAAATGTTAATAATTTACCAGAACACGAGCACGATTTACGAGCTGAAAACGGTGTTCAATATACAGCTATTAGAGCTGTTGATGGTAGAGGAGGCGACAAGCCAGATGATGCATCATTAAGTACAATACAAACTGGTGCTGATCAATTATCACAAACAATTGATAAAAGTGGCGGAATACTAGCACCTACTGTAGGTGATGATTTAAATATAATGAATCCATACCAAACAGTTAATTATATTATATATACAGGAGTAACATCATGAGTTATAAACTAAACAAAACAGACGGCTCACTCCTAGTAGAATTACAAGATGGAGTAATTGATACTACATCTTCAGATCTAACTCTTGTAGGAAGAAACTACAAAGGATTCGGCGAATATATTAATGAAAACTTTATTAAATTAACTGAAAGTTTTGCAAGTACTAGTGCTCCTTCAAATGCTATAGCAGGTCAGCTTTGGTACGATACTTCAGATCAGCGTTTAAAAATATATAATGGAACAACATTTAGAATTGCCGGCGGACCAATTATTAGTTCATCACAGCCTAATATGGTTGCAGGTGATTTATGGATTGACAACGAACAAAATAAATTATATTTTTATGATGGGACAGATGTTGTTGCTGTAGGACCTAATTATACAGCTACACAAGGAAAAACTTTGTTAGAAGCTGTAACTATGATTGATACATCAGGCCAAACTAGAGCAATCCTAGCACAATATATACAAGGAAACCTAGTTGGTATACACAGTGCAACACAGTTTACACCAAGATCTGAAGATGTAATATTACCATATGCGGCAGGAAGAGTAATTAAAGTTGGATTTAATCCATTATATACAGCAGACAGCGGAGATGCTATTGCATTTAGATGGAATGGAATTGCATCAACAGCTGAAAACTTAGTAGATGCACAAGGGGTATCAGTTGCTAGTACTGACTTTGTTAGAAATAACGAAAGAGATAGTAGTAATGTTATTGTTGACCAAACAATGGACGGTGGATTATTTGTTAAAGGTGAAACTGGAGTAAAAGTTGGATACGGTGATACAGCATACGGACAATTTAAAACTACAGAAACAGATACAAAAACAGTTATTGATATTTTAAATCAAAATCAACCATTTGCAATCAGAAGAAAAGTTGGATCTGACCAATTAGATGGATTAACATTTGATACATTAAATGGTAGATTTGGTATTTTTCAAAGTACCCCAACAGTTGCATTAGATGTAACTGGAGATGCAAGAGTTACAGGCAACTTAGCTATTGAAGGTAACATAACAATCGGTGGCGCAAGCACAATTATTGATTCTGCTACATTAAGAGTACAAGATCCGCAAATACAATTAGGTATTACAGATGACTCTACAGAACTAAACGATGCAGGAGTTGATGGCGGCGGATTTGTAGTTAATAGTTTAAATGGTAGTAAAGACTTTGTATGGAAAAATGCTACCGGAAACTTTACATCTAATCAAAATATTGATTTAGAATTAGGAAAGTCTTTTAGAATTTCAAATGCAAATGTACTTACAGCAACAACATTAGGCGCTGGAGTTGTAAATTCATCTTTAGAAAATGTAGGAATATTAACTAGTGTAACTGTAAGCGGAGATGCTTCACTTGGAAGTATTAGCTCAACTGGTGCTTTAAATATTAGTTCCACTGGTGACATAACAATTAACTCACAAAAAATTACTGGTGTAGCTAATCCAACACTTGCAGCTGATGTAGCAAATAAAAATTATGTAGATACACAAATTGCATTTGAACCAATGTCGTTGGCGTTAGATATTACAGGATTTACAACACCAAATGCACCAGGAGTAGGTGATGGTCCAATTACAGATGTAAAATCTGTTATAGAATCAGTATATCCTGCTTCAGCAGCAGCAAATGGAAAAGTTGCTAAAATACATTGTACTTCATATGCAAGTAGTACAATTTCAGGAATTCAAATTACTGTATCTACCTCGCCAAATGCAACCGGGGTTTTACAAAAATCAACTATCTCAGTTGATTCAGCAGGAACACAAAATGAATCAGTTATACAAGATATTGCATTCATTAATCCAGCTACTGGTACTGTAGCACTAGATCCATCGAGATATACTATGACATTCACAATAACAGCAGGAGTGTGGACGTGGAATTCCACAATAGCATATCCGTAAGGATCTGATAAATACTTGTAACAAGGGGCTTATAAACTATGGCGTATACAATAAACAAATATGATACTACCCAGCTTACAATAGTACAAGATGGTACTATTGATCAAACAACTGATATTAAATTAGTTGGTAAAAATTATGCAGGGTACGGCGAAATACAAAACGAAAACTTTGTATTTCTTTTAGAAAACTTTGCAGGAGCAAATCAACCACCAAGAGCCATACAAGGCCAAATATGGTTTGATACAGCAAATAGCAAATTAAAATTTTATGACGGTGGCAAATGGCGTACAACAGGTGGCGCTGAGATTAGTGCTACAGCACCAGCAGGGTTATCAACTGGTGATTTTTGGTGGGATACAACTAACCAACAGTTATATGCATATAACGGCACAGACTTTGTACTTGTAGGTCCACAAGACGCAGGTACAGGCATTACACAAATGCAAAGTAAAACAGTTCTTGATACTGGATCAATTAGTAGAAGTGTAATTGCAGCAACAGTCAACGATGATGTACAATTCTTAATAAGCCCAGTAGAATTTACAATTGACTCAACTGATGCCCAAAACGCTATATCAGGATTTGACGTAGTAAGACAAGGTGTAACATTAAAAAATACGCAAAGTGCTACAGCTGGAGTAACAAGTACAGATCATCAATTCCACGGAACAGCATCTAACGCATTAAAACTTAATGGAATTTCTGCTAGTAATTATGTTACAGCTAATCCTGGAGCACCAACAGTATTCACAGAAATAACAAATTTCCAAACAGATGCAGGTATTGCAATTGGTGCAGGATTAGATTTAAAATTGTTTATCGAAAATGATAATGAAGGCGTAATACAGAATTCTCAAGGCGACGAAATTAAATTTAGAGTAAAAGAATCCGGCGGCGCAAATGTAAATGTTCTTGACATACGTCCAGGAAATATTTTACCAGGTATACAAAGTTTAAGTCCAACCGTTTATAGAAGTATAGATATAGGGTCTACAGCAGCACCATTTGATGATGTATATGCTGGAAATTATTATGGAATTTCAGAAAAAGCAAGTGCTCTTATTGTAGGTGGAAATACTAGAGTAGGATCAGTAGACAGTAGCGGAACAGGTACTGGTAATACTGTAGCTGTAAGAGACGGATCAGGAAACTTAAATGCAGTATTATTCCAAGGTACAGCAACAAGTGCAAGATATGCTGACTTAGCAGAAGTTTATGTAACGGATCAAGATTATCCAACAGGCACAGCAATGTGTGTAGGGGGAGAAAAAGAAGCAACAGCAGCAAAAGCAAGTAATATGTGTATTGGTGTTATATCTGCAGAACCAGCATACTTAATGAATAGCGACTGTGATGGTCAAGCAATTGGTCTTAAAGGGCGTGTTCCAGTAAGAGTAAAAGGAACTGTAACAAAAGGACAGCCTGTTTATGCTTGGGAAGATGGTGTTTGTTCAACTATTGCGTCAACAGCATTAGTAGGAATTGCATTAGAATCAAGTCAAGACGACTCCGAAAAGTTAATCGAGTGTGTTTTAAAAGTATAAATAAGTACGTAGTTTAAAAAAGGACAAATAATGGCTGTATCAGTAGGTTCAAGTATTAATGAAACACATTATACCACATTAAGAAGCGGTATAAACACAGTAATGGGAACACCATCCGGAAGCGGAAACGGTTCCGCTGGATACAACGTTGGTATTACAGCACCATCAGTGAGTGTAGGGTCAACAATTACAGCATCACAATGGAACAGTTTAAGAGGTGATATACGCAAAGCAAGCGCACATCAAATTAATAGTGCTGTAGCACTAACAACAGTTGATACAGACACGGGCATTACAGCAGCAATACATAACGAATTTGAAACAGCACTAGCAACAGTAACATCAAATAGATTTGTAATGGCTACAGCACAAAGTACACAATCTACTGCACGTTCTCAAACAAAATCTAATTGGAATGGTACACAACAACATGATGTACAGTTGACCTGGGGAAGTGCAAATGAATTTAAAGCATTTTGGAACGCTGGCGGAACAATAAAAGTTGTTAGTAGTTTATCTTACACAGGATCAGAAGCAAAGACATTAGACTGGAAAAGTCTAGTAAACGATGCTAAACATATAAGTGTAAATTACACAAGTGCATATGCAGATGGAGGCGGCAATCAAGGAACAGTTACTAATACAGGTATGTATGATTTAAATACAAACGGTACTGAAGTTCAAATATTCCAAGATGGTGGTACAAATCCATACGCAGAAAATGATTATCAAATCTTTATACGCTATATTACTAATGGTATTAGAGTACGTGTAGTATTTAGAGAGGATGATGCAGGCGACCAAACTGGTTTAGGCCCACCAGTTGACGAAAACGTCAAAGGCACCCTTACAAGTGCTATCTATTACAGACGTGCTACAGGCTCAAACGTTGAAGTTACAGCACCAAGTGTAGCTACTGGCGGCTCAAATACCTTCTAATTAACTCTTGACAAACACTTAGTTTTAGTGTATACTATAACAGTATATACAAGGAGATCTTATGGACGAACGACTAGAAAAAGCTCTAGAATTTTCTAATTTTTTAGAAACACAAAACAATCAAAAACGAATCTTTTTAAAGCAATACAAAGATAATCTTATTCATTATACTCCTGACGGACATAAAATAACTGTAACCATGGGTTTAATTAGTTTTTGTCAAAGTTTGCTTCAATTAGATCAAGATGAAACAGTTTTATTAGATGATAATAATATTCCTTTTGATGTTAATAGCCTTAAAGAATTTACAAGACAGATACTAGGTGTCTACACCTTTGCATCTAGAAAATACTTATATGATTATAAAAAAATAAAAGTCAGCAGATCAGTTGAAGGATTAACTAGTCTATGAAACAAGGCGTAGTTTTATTTGCTTTTAACAACAATACAATTGATTATATAAAGCAAGCCGTATATTGTGCAAAACGTATAAAAAAATACCTAAAGTTGTCGGTACAATTAATAACTGACGACGAAGATTATTTAATTAAAAGTTTTCCGTTTTATAAAAAATACATCGATGTAGTTACATATAGCACTGCTCCTATACCATCTAGCAAAGTATTTTATGATGGAATACATGGAAACCACGGCAAGTTAGATTGGAAAAACAGTGCAAGAGATAGTGCATTTGATCTTACAGTATTTGAACAAACGTTAGTTATTGATACTGATTTATTAATTAGTAATGATAAGTTACTAACTTGTTTTTCTATGTCAGAAGATTTTATGATTGCTAAAAGTTATCAATTAGTAAATACTAGTAAATCTTATAAAAGTTTTGATAGAATAAGCGACAGTTCTATACCAATGTATTGGGCAACAATACTTTATTTTACTAAGAGTTATACGTCAAAAACAGTATTTGATTTAGTAACACACATTAAAGAAAATTATAATTATTATAGATTAGTTTATAATATTGTAGAAACAAAATTTAGAAACGATTTCGCGTTTAGTATTGCATTACATACAATGCGAGGATTTGTAGAGGATAGTAGCTGGCCTTTAGATATTCCTACCGATATGTGGGTATCTACTGATAAAGATGTACTAGTAGATATAAACAACAGTAGTATAAAATTATTAGCACAAAAAGAAAACAATTATCTTGCTGTTAAGTTAGACGATGCTACTACTCATATTATGAACAAGTTTAGTTTAGATAAATTTATTGACAAGGAGTTTGCTAATGAGTAATGGCATTTGTCTTGTTGCACAAAATAACAATACAACAGATTATATTAGACAAGCGTATGCACTAGCGTTAAGTGTTCTTGCTAACAGTCCTAGAACAAATATAAGTTTAATTACTAACGACGAAGTACTTCCTAAGTATCAAAAGGTATTTGATAAAATTATACCTATACCTTGGGGAGATAGTGCTAATAACAAACAATGGAAAATTGAAAATCGTTGGAAAGTTTATCACATAACACCATACAAAAATACAGTTGTTATGGATGTAGATATGTTAGTGTTAGATAATATTAATAAAGTTTGGCAACGCTTTACAAAATCACCTCCACTATTGTTTACAAAAAATGTTAAGACTTATCGTAACGAACTAATTACTTCTCGATACTATAGGAAAACGTTTGATTCAAACGGGTTACCTGATGTGTATACAGGATTATATCAATTTTCAAAATCAGAAAGTACGCATAGGTTTTTTGTATTGCTAGACATAATAATGAAAAACTGGAAAGAATTTTACAAAAAATATGCACCTAACGATTTTCAAGCCTGGTGCAGTGTTGATGTTAGTGCTTCGATAGCCTTAAAAATATTAGATATGCAAGGATACTGTTTAGATAATAGTACATTAGAGTTTACACATATGAAACCGCATTTACAAAATTTATATAATCCGCCATCTAAATGGACAGAACTTTTAACTGTTGATTTTGGAAATAACGATATTATTATTAATGGATATAAACAATCAGGCGTATTGCATTATGTCGAAAACAGCTTTTTATCAAATGATATAGTTAAGTGGCTAGAGGAGAAAATATAATGTTTTACATACACTATGACGAAGAAGGCAACATAACTTCGGTTTCTAATATTAAAGCAACACTTGAAAATTATATCAAAATTGATAAAAAGACTTTTGATGAATTTAATAATGGCGTAAAAGCAATGTTTGATTACAAAGTGATTGAAAATGTTAAAACAAAAGGAAGTTATCACATTGTTCCTATAAACATTGATGAAGAACTAGTATACCATACAAATTTTGTAAATAAAGCAGATACATTAGAATCAGGCATTCAAATTGTACAAGAAAAAAATGGATGGGTTGTAAATAATCTTATAGACGATGTAAATTGTACAGCGTTATCAATCGGCGAAGATTATCTAAAAGAATATTATATTGTAGATAGCACTAACAGATTTATATTATTAGATAAATTTAGTATTAATTTAAAAGAACTTGCAATACAAAAAGAAATAAAAATTAGTAATTGCTCGTCACATAAAATAGTATCGGTGTTAACTAATAGTAGTCATATACCGCACATACATACAGTAGGATATAAAAATGAAGATAATTGATCAAGATATAATATTTTTAAGTTATGATGAACCTAATGCTGAAGAAAATTATGCAGACTTATTAACTAAAGTGCCCTGGGCAAAACGTGTACACGGTGTAGAAGGTTCAGATGCGGCACACAAAGCCTGTGCTGACATAAGCCAAACTGAAAATTTTATCACTATTGATGGAGATACAATAATTAATCCTAAGTTTTTAGAAGTAGAGCTTGATTTAAATAAATTAAATGCAACAAAAGACTTTCAATTTAGCTGGGCCGGCAAGATAGACGTAAACGGATTAATGTATGGTAATGGTAGTATTAAAATGTGGACAAGAGAGTTTGTAAAAAATATGAAAACACATGAAAATACAGACGGATCTGATGATACAAGTATAGAATTTTGTTACTTTGACAATTATCTTCAACTAAATGAAAACTTTTCGACTAGTATTATTAGTTCAACTCCTCAACAGGCGTGGAGAGCAGGATTTCGTGAAGGTGTAAAAATGTCTCTAAACAGGGGATCAGTTATTACTGATTTAGAAAAACTATGGTGGCAAAATTATAATAGATTATTGGTATGGACTATGGTTGGCGCAGATGTCGATAACGGATTATGGACTATATATGGAGCCAGAGAAGGTGTTTTTAAAACAATGTGTACAGACTGGGATCACATACAAGTGCGAGATTTTACATATTTAAATAATCTTTGGAATGAAAAACAAAAAACAGAAATAACAGGTAATGATTTGTTAGAAGCTATAGAAGTTCTAGGAGCTTCGTTAGTAAACGAACTTAAACTACCAATAGGTCAAATGCCTTTAGATGAGCAACAGAGTAAATTTTTTAAAAAAGTTTACACTCAGCCTGCTAGAAACATAAAATTGTAAATGAGCAATGAACAGCATATAAAAGTATTAGAAGAAAAACGTGATAAAATTAACAATGTAAGTTGTTCATTCTGCACGGCGAAATGGTTACAAACCACGCTACTATTACAAAACGGTTACAATCATAGTTGTCACCATCCTGCTCCACATAAGATTCCGTTACAAGAAATAGAAGCAGATCCGTCGGCATTACACAATAGTAAGTTTAAAAAAGAACAACGTGCTAAAATGCTCAAAGGTGAACGTCCTAGTGAATGCGGGTACTGTTGGAAAATTGAAGATTTAAACAAAGAATATTTTAGCGATAGACATTATAAAACAAGTGACAACTGGGCTTGGGATAGGTTTGAAGAAATTGCAAAAAGTAATCCACAAGACAATGTGTATCCAAGTTACTTAGAAGTATCATTTAGTAATGCGTGTAACTTTGCATGTGCTTACTGTTCACCCGAGATTAGTAGCAAGTGGATGGAAGACGTAAAGCAAAACGGTCCTTATCCAGACGGTGCCCATAATTTAAATTACCTAAAGAAAATAGGTAAGATGCCTTACAAGAATAACGAACACAATCCTTATGTAGAAGCCTTTTGGAAATGGTTTCCAGAAGTTTTACCTCATTTGAAAGTATTGCGTATTACTGGCGGTGAACCTACTATGTCAAAGGACTTATGGAAGTTGTTTGATTATATAAAAGAACATCCGCAACCTCAACTTGATATTGCAATTAATACAAACTTAGGTGTACCAAATGTATTAATAGAACGATTGAAAGAAAATATAAATGCAATTGAAAACAATGTAAAACAAATTGACATATACACCAGCATAGAAAGTATAGGTGAGCAAGCTGAATATGCAAGAGACGGACTAGATTATAATCAATGGTTATTAAATGTACATGATATGCTGTCTAATACAAAATGCAAAGTTGCAATAATGACAACTATAAATATTCTTAGTTTACCAACATTTAACAAATTTATAATTAAACTTATGGAACTTAGATCAAAGTATAATGTAAGACTTGAAGATAATAGAGTTCCGCTTAGTATTAATATAATGCATTGGCCACAGAATTTACAATGTACGCTATTAAATAATGAAGATAGAAATATGTATGCTGATGCAATTGAAAGTAATTGCAAAAAGTGGTTAAAATCTACATTAAAGACTGAAAAATTTGGCAGAATATATTTAGAAGAATGGGATCAAATACAAAGACTATGCGATTACTTACGTAGTAACCAACCAGCAATAGAACAGCGCAGTAAGTTTGTAAGATATATACAAGCATACGATAAGCGTAGGAACAAAAACTTTACAAATATATTTCCAGAATATTCAACGTTATTAAAGGATTGGCAAGATGCCTAGTAAAAAGAACGAATCTTTACAACAGTATAAAGAAAGAGTAATTGATCCAAAAGGTAAAAGTTTTTGTGGTGCTAAATGGTATAATGCCACTACATGGCTAGGAAGCGGTACAACGGCTAGTTGTCATCATCCACCTGCACATAAAATACCTCTTGAAGAAATAGAAGAAAATTATACAGCAATTCATAATACTAAGCATAAAAAAGAAATGCGGCGCATGATGCAAAACGGAGAGCGTCCTGCAGAGTGCGAGTATTGTTGGAAGATGGAAGATATGAAAAAAGATGCTGTCAGTGACAGAACTTTCAAAAGTATTATCTATACTGACGAAGAATTACAACAAGCATATGATGCTGATGCAAACGAAAATACCAATCTTAAAACTTTTGAAATTGCGTTTGATAGAACTTGTAATCTAGCGTGTTCTTATTGTAATGCAAGTTTCTCAACTACTTGGGCAAAAGACATTAAGAAGAATGGCGAGTATACAAACTTAGTAAGTGATGGCGCCGGTGCATTTAAGCAAGACGGTAGTTGGACACAACCATATAAAGACGATGAAGACAATCCCTATATTCAAGCATTTTGGAAATGGTGGGATAATGGTTTAGCAGATAGTTTAGACGAATTACGTATCACCGGCGGCGAGCCGTTAATGAGTGCAAACACTTGGAAGTTGTTTGATTGGTTCAATTCGCAAGAAACTAATATGCGCTTTGCTATTAATAGTAATCTAATTGCTAAAGATAGTATTATTGATAAGTTAATCGAAAAAACAAAAGGTATTAGAAGATTCGATATCTATACAAGTTGTGAAGCTGTTGGAGATCAAGCGGAATATATTCGTGATGGGTTAGATTACGATATGTGGTTAAAAAATACAACACGTATATTAGATGAAACTGATGCTAATTTAAGTATTATGATGACTATTAATAGCCTGTGTTTGTTTAGTATTACAGAATTTCTTGATCAAGTGTATAAATTAAAACAACATACAGGGGCAAGATCGCCAACAGTTAGTTTAAACTTATTACGTTTTCCAAGTTTTCAATCACCATTAGCACTACCTAATCATATTAAGGATTATTGTCATAACAAATTGTCAATATGGTATGAAGTTAACAAAAACAAGGAATTCTGGAATGAACATGAACGTGCAAGTATCGAACGTTTGATAGATTACTTAGTAACTGTAGATGCTCCACATAGACGTACAAGCAATCCTGTTACACTATGGCGTGACTTTAAAACATTCTATGCACAGTACGATTTACGTCGACATAGAAGTTTAGATGTATTTCCTAAAATACTAACAGACTGGGTTAAAAGTATTCCAGATACTGATGCAAGTATTATAGAACTTGCAGAAAAAGAAGGGTGGATACTAAAACCAGATCCAAAAAATATCGACAAGGCACTTGGAACATATGAATAACTACTTACAAGAGAAATGCAATGTATGATATAGTTTTTATAAGCTATCAAGAACCTAATGCAGAACATAGGTATTCTGTGTTAAAAAAACGATTTCCTTATGTCAAACGTGTACATGGTATAAAAGGAATACACCAAGCACATATAGAGGCTGCTAAAATTGCTATTACAAATATGTTTTGGGTAGTTGATGCTGATGCAATTATTGTAGAAGATTTTGATTTTACTTACATTCCAGATTTTATTAATCAAGATGCTGTACATGTTTACACTAGTAAGAATCCTATAAATGGATTAGAATACGGATACGGCGGAGTAAAACTATTGCCTAGAGATGCAACTTTAAATTTAGACACTACGTCTACAGATATGACGACTAGTATATCAAATAAATTTATTGTAATGAATCAGTTGTCAAATATATCTGCATTCAATGTAGATGCATTTAGTACTTGGCGTAGTGCGTTTAGAGAATGTGCTAAATTGGCAAGTAAAACAATAGATAGACAAAACAAGGAGGAAACAGATGAACGACTTAAAACTTGGACTACTTATGCTAGTGGAGATTATAGCGGAGATGCGTTACGAGGTGCTCGCGATGGCATGCGCTTTGGCCTTTCTAGCAGCTCTGATATTAACTTAATAAACGATTTTGATTGGTTAAAGGAAAAATATAATGAGTAGATTATTTGCTTTTGGGTGCAGTCATACCTATGGTGAAGGACAAGTAGACTGTCTAAATTACCATAACGAATATGGAGAAACTAAAGCAAATAATCCTAGTCAGTATGCCTGGCCTGCACTATTAGGAAAAATTTTAGGTATAGAAGTTGTTAATGTTGGATTCCCAGGAGCTTCTAACAGATATATAGCAAATCAAATATTAAATACTGACATATCAAAAAAAGACATAGTAGTAATATTATGGACTGAATTTGACAGATCAACAGTATTTTTAAAAGACCTAGAAACGACAAAACACATACGACCTACAGATTTTTCTAAAACATCTAACAATTATTATAAGTGGGTTCATAATCCGTATAATAGTTTTCTTGAATCTTTGGAGGCTATAAATTTAGCAAACTATAATTTACAAGAACATCCACATGTTTTTAATTTTATTGTGGGAATGAGGACTGAGGAAAACTCTATATTTACAGATTATAAATATCCAACATGGCATAAAGTAGACTTAATTAATCAGTCTTTGCATTATGTTGATAAAGCAGCTGATGGTAACCATCCAGGCCCAGAATCGCAAAAATTAATAGCTAGAGATATCCTAAAGGGGATTAAGTTTACCAACTAGCATATAACGTGTTCCTCTAGTATCTTCTACTTCTTCTTCAAAAAGTATTTCTGCACGTTCGGGCATTTGATCTTTAAACTCTTCTAAACTATTAACACAGTTAACGTGTCCTTCTATATCAAACATATTATTTGATTGGAATGCAAAATAACAATTACTAGATAGTTTAGGATCTTTTCCTGAAATATTATCTTCCTTTAATGCACCTGGGCCAAACCAAGGCCATTCATTCATAGGTTTCATATGTTCACAACTTGTGTTTATAATTAAATTTGTTTCACGATATTGTTTTCTACAACTTGCAAATATATCGTCACATATGTAATCTACATTTTTATAATTATCAAACAATCTGTTTTTTGCAATTTGTAAAGCATTGTTATCTAAATCTATACATATAATCTTGTTAACTTTTTCTGCAAGCATGGGTATCAATATACTTCCATACCAGCTTCCCCAAATAGCTACATTTGATTTTTTATCTAATATATTTAAATTATCTATAACACCTAATAATGCTGACTTAGATGCAAATTGATTACTACTAAAAGAATCAAACAAATCTCTTTCTAATTCTGGTTTTTCTTTTATCACAGTGAGAACTTTGTACAAGAATTCTGTATCTAGATTTTTGTTATGTAAACCTAGTATATTTTTCAGTAAGTTTATGTTTTCTCTGTCTAACATTTTTTATTTCTTTACAATATATTCATTTATTACTAAAATATCAAGTCCGCATTTGTTAAATGTAGCAAGTGCATCTTCTGGTGTTTCAACAATAGGTTCTTGACAATTAAAACTAGTATTCAATAGCATAGGAATACCAGTAATTTTATAAAATTCATGTATTAAATCATAGTAAATTTGATTAAAGTCTCTAGTTACAGTTTGTATACGGGCTGTTCCGTCGACATGTGTTACGCCTGGTATTTGATCACTTATTACAGGCATTATTCTACTCATATACGGACTTGGTTGATTAGTATCAAAATATTGTTTGTAATGTTCTTCAAGGACACTAGGAGCAAATGGTCTAAAGTCTTCACGTAGTTTAATTTTAGAATTTATAATATCTTTAATTTTAAGATTTCTAGGATCAGCTAGTATACTTCTATTACCTAATGCTCGGTTACCGCTTTCGCTTTTTCCTTGAAACCATCCTACTATTTTCCCATCAGCTATAGCTTGTGCAACTTCTTTCAAATTTACTTTTTCTTTGCCTTTGTATTCATATTCTAATCCAGCATATACATCAGGAATGTGTACGTTACCATTCTGTGTATAATCAGCATGCATATATGTGCCTAATGCTTGTCCTTCATCACCAGCTGCAGGAGGTACATGAACATTTGACCAATGATGTGTGCATTGCTCATTTACGTAACCGTTGTATGCAACACCGCCTGCTATACATAAATTATCACAAGTTTTTAACGGAAATACATATTCTTCTATTAATTGTTCTGTAAATTTTTGTAAGGTATAAGCAACATCTTCTTTTGGTACTCTATCTAAAACTTTTTGGTATCCGCTTGGAAGTTTGTGATTAGGATTTTGCATATACATGTGTAGCATATCAGCTATTTCAACATTATATTTTCCAAAACCTGCTAACCCCATTGTCTTTCCTGCACCTAAATAACCAAATCCCATGTCTTGCGAAAGCCTATTCCACAAACCGCCTATTGGAAGTCGTTCACTTAGATCTATAATGTTATCAAACTTATCAATAAAAATACAATTATAATGCCAGCCTCTTCCATCTATTGCTAGTATGTCTGATTTTTCATATCCTGAGGTTAAGTATGCATAAGCGGCATGACTTTGATGATGGTCAATATAGTAATAGGTATCAGTTTTATAATAGTCCCAGAGGCCTTTTGGCTTAAATTTTAAAAATTCCATATCAGGAAGACTTTCTTCTAGCATGTCATACACAAATTGTTGGCCTAGATTACTTACTGTAAATGCAAACAACTCATCTTTATCAAGATAATTTGATAAGAAATGTTCGCAAAAAAACTGTCTGCTTGGTTCTTCGTCATGCGAATTGTTAGGGTTAAGATTGTGTTTTACCCTATTGTGTCGCTCTACTTGGTTATGAAACATTCCGTCGTATGTATTATGGTCGTGAATATTCACAGCAACTGAATATATGTTCATCCTAATTGTTTTTCACTCTCGATTATGTTAAGTATTTCGTTTCTTCTAGCTTCAGGACGTTTAGGTATTATATCCATACATACTGTGCAATATTTTTCAAATTCAAATAAATCATAGTTCATCATTTTTTCAATATTTTCTATTGTAATATCGAACTCTCTTGATCCGTTTATTGCTTTTCTGCTACAGTGTCTGATCTTTTGTATTTCAAAATCAAACACAGGCACTTGTGGAAACTTTGCACATATACGTCTTTCAATTTCCGGAGCCTGTACAAGTTTGTGATCATTAAAGAAGTCAGGTGATCTTGAATTATATTCTTTGAATTCTGTATTTTCGTGATCAATTTCTGATAGATCAAAATTTTCTCTGTATTTGAAGTAGTTAGGAGTTTCTATAATAAGATTATAATTATTCATATCGTTTTTTGGTAGGAAAGGATAGTTACCTAGCTTTTCAATTCGATCCTCATAGAAATCTAGTACCAAGTGTTCAATGTATATAATATCTGGATCTTCTAAAACATGGGGATAAAACTTACGAACTAAAGAATTGGATAGTACTTGAGGAATAAGATTAGGATGCTTTTTTATTTCTGCTATAACTTCGTCGAGATTTTTAATCAATCCGGGCTCGCCGCCAAGTAAGCAGATTCTTGTTTTATACGGTGCAAGTCCTTTTAGGATAGTACGCACTAGATCCATATCAACATGTAAATAGCGCATTTCTAATGTCCATGCTGTACAGTAATGACAGCTCTTATTACAAGATTTCGATAGATAAAAGTCTACAGTTCTATATTCACTGCCTTTTAGCTGTTTAAGTGTCAATGCCATTAATAATTACCTTTGTGTGTTTGTCAAAACTTGGAAATTTCATATGCTCGTCTAGCTCACCGGTTCTAAATCTTTCAGGTATATCTTTATTTAATAATTCTGAGTGTTGTGTCCTTTCAAGCTGGCTGTTAGGATACCCTACACCTACAAGCAATTTTGGATTTTGTTTTATTCCTAGTATATCACGTATTGATCTTGTGTCTAATGCTGAACAAATACCTGTGTTGTATCCAAGTAATCCCGCTGATAATATAAGTTCTCCAACCGATATACCTATTGAATATGCTATTTGCTCTTCGTATTTCTTTGCCGCAGAACTGTTAGGATTTAGTTTTGCTGCATGATGTTGCACATTGTATTTGTTAATGGTGCTTGCGTCTTTAACATATACAAATAACGCATTGGCATATATTTGCGAATTAGTTACTGAATTGTCATCATGCTGCATAAAGACATCGTTTTCTACACTAAAACTTTGGTCTTTGTCTTCTTGAGTTCTAGCTAATGTAAATTTTTTTGTATGACTGTATATTTGTTTTATAATAGTTTGATCAGTATACACATGTAACGAATAATGTGTTTCATTTTGTTTACTAGGAGAATTAGCAGCAGCATAGATAAGCGTATCTAAATCCTCTTGTGGAATAAATTTAGTTAGATCATAATTTCTTTGTGCTTTATTAGTTACTGTAGAAGCATTTTTTATTTGATCTTTTATGTCCATTATGTGTTAAACCTCACTATTTCATCAATACTTGGTTTGTTTTCCCAATGAATGTCCTTAGGATTAACACTATTACTTTTGAAATAATCGTCAACATTTGCAACATAGCCAATCTGTGCAATCATCAGAGGAGATTCTGTGATTTGAGGCAGAGAACTCCAGTCTAGTCGACCAGCTTTATTTGATTCTTTCTTATATTCACCTTTTACTCCGAGCCATTTCCATTCAGGAAAGGTTCTTATATATGAAATATTTAAATCGTTTTCTAAACATAATCCAGCTAATGTTTGCAAATACATACCTATTTCAATACAGGTTAGTTTTGTATTACAGAGTTCTCTAAACCTTTTAGGATCAGTTTGAGTAAATCTATGACCGTCTTGATGTAACTTGTGATGTTCTCGAACAAAATTATTTTCTTCAGCAAGGCGTTGTTCAAACACAAGCACCCAAGGAGCATTACGCATGTCGTTCCCTTCATCGTCTAGCACCCAATCCTTAATATTTAAATCGCCTGCCGCACTATAAAAATCGCCGTTCTTAGATTTGTCATCCCAATGATTTACTGATCCAGTTTCCCATAAAGAACAAATTTGTCCTATTATTTCTCTTTCTTCTATGTCTTTTGGTCCAAACGCATGTATCTTAAAGGGAAATAAATTCTGTTTAGATGGTGCAATATTTAATGTTCGCTTTAATAAATCGTATATTGTTTCTTTAGATGGAATCTTTTTTTGATCCCAAGCCGCTCTAATTTGTCTTCTTTTACTGAATACTTCTTCTATCATAACTTTAGTATCCCCTCCAGTCTAAATTAAATGCCCATTTTCTTTCAAAACACCAAAAACATTTATGACACTCTTTAGTAAAATTATTTGTCTCTATAGCTGTTCCGGTGCATGATCTTGTAATTGGGAACAAACTATTTAGTAATTTATTTTTCTTATAGATATCTGCAATAAATTTTTTATTTACGTTTACAAAAGGTTGCCATCTGTTATTTCTAAATGTCAGTATTTCTTCATTTAAATTTCTACGATCTTCGCCAAAATGACCAAAATTATTATTTTGCATGTCTTCTATTGAAGGGTTAGCTGTCATTCCGTCTATCTCTATAGAAAAAGGAAAATTGTTATACATATCCAATCCTATTTTATTTAATTGAACCATTTTAGAAACTTGTCTCATATTCATTTCCGGAAATCTTCTTTTTCTAACTTTTTTTACTTGTTTATAAGTTGTGTATTTGTATTCTCTATCGTTAAAATTAAATACACTAAGATTTCTTATTTGTAATCTTTTAAATTTTTTTTTCATAAACTTTGTGATAAGCAATGCTGCTTCTGCATCTTTAGGCGCATTTTCATCTAATCCTGTGAAGGGAATATATAGTTTTTCTGGATAGTGTTTACATGCTAGATAAAACAAAGCCGCAGAATCTGCTCCGCCTGACAATGAAATCACTATTTCATGATTATTAGGCATAGTAAAATCTATTGTCTGATTATTATACGTTATGTTCATATGCTGATTTCACTTTATCTATAATTTCATTTACTTCTTCATCTGTAAGATAAGCGTGTATAGGTAAAGATAAAACAGTGTTAGATGCCGTCTTAGACGCTGTACAAGCGTCTCTCCTGCACTCTAAGCCGTCATACATACTATTTGCACTCAAAGGTGCTTCATAGTGTATACTAGCGTTTAAAGCAGTTTTTACACGCTTGCGAGTATCTTTATCTTTGAATCTTACAACATACTTATGGTAGTTGTGATTAAGGCCATTTGACATAGATTGTGTATAAACATCTAAATCAGCAAATGCTTCATTGTAATGTTTTGCAATTTGTTGTCTTCGTTCTTGATTTTTTTCGGCATGACGTAAACGTAAATTTATAATTTGTGCATTGAAAACGTACATACGACTGTTATAACCTAGCATACTAAAATCTTTATCTTTACCATGACGTCTAATCATTTTAACACGTTTTGCAATATCTTCGTCGTCTGTTAGTACGACACCGCCGCCATTAATTCCAGCGATTACTTTGTTAGAATTAAAACTGTATACTGAGCAATCACCTATGGTACCTGCTTTTATTCCATGTAAACTACTTCCTAGTGATTGTGCTGCATCTTCAATAAACAATATATTTCTTTCTCTACAAAATTTTTGTATCTCTGAAGTGTCTGACATATTTCCAAATAGATGCGGATATATAATTGCTTTTACGTTGTCACTGTACATGCGTTTTATACTATCTAATGACATATGATAACTGTCTATATCTATGTCACAGAAAACAGGAGTAGCGCCTACCATGTCTACACAACTAGCACTAGAGATCCAACTAAAATCTGTTACTAGTACTTCGTCTCCTGGACCGATACCATGGGCTCGTAGTGCAAAGTGTAGTGCATCTGTAGCACTAGAAACACTAATACAATGCTTACGTCCTATACGTTGTGCAAATTTACTTTCAAACTCTTCATTGTTTTCGTAGTTCATTTGACTCATAAAATTATCAAAGATTTTTAAATATGCTTCTTTATTTTCTTGGTACTCTCTGTCCCACGCATCATATGTTATCATTTATGCTTTTCCTTCTAACTTTCGTCGAGGTAATTTGTGCCACTGTTCTAACGCTGTAGTTTTATGTCCCCAGTATTCTTTTTTTACACGTTCTTGCGTATGTTTTTTATCAGGAGATGTAAGTTTAAAATCTACATTCTTTCTTAACAATGGGCTATCCGGATTAAATCCTCTATTAGTATTAATAAGTAGTAGGGCAAAATCTTCTTGCTTTGCTATTTCTATTGCTTCGTTAACTTCGTGTTCGTTGTAACCGAAAATAATATATTGCCAAACAATAACATGACCTTGATCTCTACCTTGCTTCATACGCTTCCATACATCTGTAAACTTTGACCCAACACGATACAATTCGCTCTTTTCGTCAATACCATCTACACCAAAGTACCAAGCGTTTTCGCCTACACCATAACTATACGCTTCATCCCACCAAGCATCGCTCTTACCACTGCCTACTGTAGCAATACGTACAGCTTTACCTTGTCCGTCGCACATTTTAAGTAGTTCTAAAAACTTAGGATGATATATTGGATCTGAGATCTGTCCACAAAACGTTAAACCATAATCATAGTAGTCAAGTATTTTTTTAAACTGTTCTGCTTCTAAATCAAAAGATCTTTTAATTTGATCTTGACTAGATGTTTTTTGTCTAATACACTGTGGACATCTAAAAATACATCTATGAGAAGCATCAATGTTAGGACGACATAGTTTTTGTTTAATTACGTATTCATCAGTAATCCGCGCCATTTGCTTGCTCCCTTACTTCTTTACGTTCTTCTTCTCTTACTTTGTCCTTGTCTATATCAACACCGCATTTCTTTTTGCACATATAAGAAGCACAATCGGGTTTATTAAGTAGTGTTTGAAAAAAGTTTTCCCACTGGTCTGATGTAAAGATATCATCTAAACTTTCGTTATTAGAAAGTAATAATTCTTCATCTTTTAACCCGGCTTCTACAATATATCTATATACAGGAGGATCATCCATCCAGCAACACGGCAGCATAAAACCATCAGAAGTATATGCTGCTCCTTTGTTGTCTCTAGTACCAAACGCTAAACATTTAGGTTGTATTTTCATTCAAACTCCTTGATCGCAGATGTTATTGCGGTAACATCTGGTTGTTTTGGATCACGGTTCCAATACACGCTACCACCATCAACTATGTTTTTGTCTCTCAAATAAATTATATCCTTGCCATAGTACTTGCACTCTTGAAAAATTCTAGGAGCAGGATCAAATGTTTCTTTTGTGTACACATATGTTTCAAACATGCTCATAAGATTTTCTACTGGTACAAATATATTATTATGCTTTATATTAACATACTTTGCGTCATATGTCAAGATCCCATGATCAGGAAATTGATCTATTACCTTTTCAACTGAGGCATAGTATTCAGGGTTGGTACCTAGGAATAAGTGTTTGAATTTTATGTTGTCTGTGTGTGGTTTGTATATGCTGAAATTTATGGTTTTTTCAAAATGAGCACCAACACCGTTTGGATAGACTTCAGTGTCACATAAATCTACGATTTTTTCTGGTTGATAAAAATCAACTGCCTTGGGATATCCTAGGGGATGGTTTTCACTGTACACACTTATTACCTTGCCAGCAAACAGTAATCGCAGGCTGGTTTTTTGTGCGGGTGTATAGTCATTGAAACTCTGCCAACTCAGTGTCATCATGCTGCGTCCTAGTATGAGAGTTACATCATCTGGATCTGGCAAACTGCTGAATTCTAGATTTTTGCAGTGTATGTATTTGTTGGAAATGGATTTGATGTAGTTATCGCCACTAAATTTTCTATGTGGAACTACTACAACCCTAGCATCATAGCCCATTTGATTTAGAATCGTACAGTATTCATAACTGTAATAGAATAAGCCGTCAACTGGTTTGCTTGTAACTACTATGTTTATCATTATGTAATATTTATAAGCCATTACTTACTGTATATGTGTTACTGGCTATATAAATACTTTTGAGTAGGAGAAGCAGGTGATCGAATATTTAACATTGTGCAGTTACGGAGATTTAACTAAGCTAAACTTTAAAATAAAAGATCCTAAAGGATTAGTTAAATGGACTGAAGAAAATTTTGATTATGTACAGTATAATCCGAACAAAAAAATAAACAGGTATGGATTAAGTATTACAAGTTTAGACGGCGGATTGTCAGGGAGACCAGATTTAGACAGTATATGGACAGAAGATCCTGCAAACATGCCTACAGAACAAGATATGAATGTTCCTACTCCAGTTTATGAACATCCAGAAATAAAAAAATTATGTGATTTTTTCCAGCCATATGTAGGGAGATCGCACTTTTTAAAAATACCTCCAGGTGGATATTTTCCTCCACACAGAGATTTCAAAAGTTTACAATTAGAAACTTTTAGGATTATTGTACCTTTGATGAATATGGATTATCCAAGATTCACATTTATGTTAGAAGACAAAATTCTACCCTGGGAAAAAGGTGCTGTGTATTTTCTTAATACAGCAAAAACACATCATTTATTTAATGCCGGCATCGAAGATGCATATATGATAGTGCTAAACATTACAACAAACAAAGAAGTTGTACAAAAGATGTTGGATAATTTAGCAATTAGATGAATTACTCTACTAACCAACTAACCCAAGTCACTCCTGCTCTAGAAGACTTTATAGAACAATGCACCCTGTTAGGTTATAAAAATAATAGCAGTTTAAAAGAACTTCGTTGGAACTGGTGTTTAGAAGGAGGCATGTGGTATGTTACATACGAAGAAGACAGCATAATTAGTATGTCAGGTATCCATCCTTTTAAAAACGGATATAGAGCGGTGTATCGCGGAGCACAGTTAAAGCAACATCCTATAAAAGGTTTGAACAGATACCAAATGCAAAGTTGGCCAATATATGCACACCTTCCACTACAGATTGAATTTGCAAAAAATAAACCATTATATATTACAACAAACACTAACAGGGATAATAGTGGACGAATGAATAGGATACATAATAGCTTTTCTGCTATGGCCAAAGGCGGCATGGTAGATTATATAGGTGATGAACAAATTTTTAATGCTGTTCAAAGCGTATGGAAATTAAACGTGAAAAAATATTTTGAAATAAGGGAACGATATGTATAATGTAATGGGTAAACACAGTTGGTCATTATTAAAGGAAAATATGTTATGATAGAATGGAACCATTTAAAAAAAATAAAAACAGGTTACTTTAAGCATTTATTTTATGCTATGTACTTTAACATACTAGCTCTATTAGTGTTTATAACTGGTACAATACATGCCATATTTCCTCCTTTATTTGCATTTACGCCATACAAACTAGCCAAGAAGATTACGGATGGAACTGAAAAGCATTTTAAAAAACGGGACTAGTATTACTTCTAGCGGTACAACAGGAGCTGCAAAACAAATATATCAAAGCCCTGATAAAATTAAATATGCAAATCAAGCGGCACGTGATGTGCAAAAGATTACAAGCACAAGTAAAATTTATACTGTTTGCAAATTAGATCATGCAGGAGGATTGCTTGCACAAACATTACCAGCTATAGAAATTGATGCCGAAGTGCATATAGAGCAATTTAATCCCTTTCGTTGGGTAACCAATATCAAACATTTTACTCACAGCCATTTAACACCCGGAATGTGTCTTGCTATATCAAAGACTAAAGGATGGAACAACTTAGACTTAGAAGGTAAGATTATTGCTTGTGGTAGCGATAGAGTACCTGCAGAATCTATTAACAGATTTGTAGCCAAGGGTGCCACTTTTATTGCCAACTGGGGAATGAGCGAAGTAGGTCCAATGGCCATAAACAAAACATATACGCCACAAGATGCAGTAGCATATGATTTGCCAGGATATACTATAATGGGCGACACAGCATTTTGTGATATACAAATATCTGAATGGAATGAATTAATGGTTAAAGGTGATATTTGTGTATACGATGATTGGTTTGCTACAGGCGATATTATAAAATTTGAAAAAGGAAGTTATTGGTACTATGGTAGAAAGTAATTGTATAACACTAAATTTCCCACAAGGAAGTGGAGGACACATGCTTGGGCGTATGATAGCCTGTTGCGAAAATGTAGTGTGGTTTGACCACGAACAAAATAATGAACATCCTTGGTTACCTTATATGGGCAAAGATAAAGACTTTAGTAAAATGCACTTTAACAAAAGATTTAAAGGAGCTAAACCTGAAGGACTAGATCCTGAATTTACTATACCTCCAGTATTAAGTTTTGCTCAGTCAAGAGGAATAACAACTACTTCTGCGGACATTCAAGCATGGAAGAAAAAATTATATCCTAATCACTTTATATATACATTGCATGATGACTTAGATAAAACTAAAAAGTTTTTTAATCCTGCACAGTATATTGTTGTAATACCAGATGATATTGAATTATTAATTGAAAGATGGATGCGATCAAGTTATTATTATTTTGTTGATCCTAAAAACAAAGAATATTTGTACAAAGATTTATATGAAGATAGAGCTAAAGAACAAGGTATTACTATGAAGCAAGTACTTGCTAATGAGTTTGAAATACAAATTGAAAATTATAAAACACACTCAACTGAAGATGATGTTGTTATTACAGAAATAAATGATATCTTAAAGTATGATGTATATGAAGAAGTATGTAATAAATTGCAACTTGTAATTAACAAAGAAAATTATGATAAGTGTAAAGTACTGTTTGAAAACAGATCACATCTTTAGTATTTCAAAATAGAAACGTTTTCTATCTTTTTTGAATTGCTCTAACTTACAGTTATATTCTTTTGCAAGTGCATACGCAAATTCAAAACTCCATGGAAATATATCTACGTAAGGTCCTTTGGGCCAAAGTATTCCTGGATTGACTCTAAAATACATCCTTCCACCTACGTCTAGTAACGAATGTAACTTTTTAAAGCGTGTACGTATATCCTTTTCATCACCAAAGTTTAAACTACCAAACACAATCATATGGTCATACTTTTCATCTACATTAAAGTCTAATATGTCTACCATGTAATCAGCATTTTCGTTAAAAGGATCTATTCCTGTAAGATTCTTTATACGTGGTTTAAATTGATTATAACCACAACCAAAGTCTAAAACATTTTTTGGATCACGCTCATTTATTCTATCAACAATGCTCCAACCACTATAGGTATGGTCATCTGTATTAGGTTTCCAAATTTCTCCAAAGAACCGTTTCATATAAAATGTATCTAATGATTGTACAAATTGTTCTACAGTGCCAGTCAAATCTAAATGTTCAATATCTAATTCATGCATTAAACTTTGACAGAACTTTTCTTTACGTACAGGTGTAAATGGCATATCGTCAATAATACTATGCTTATCTAATTGCAAGTCGCTGTATTTAGGCAAGCTAAACGCTTGTTCTAAATTTTGCATAACTAACGAAAAAATTCGTGAATTCATAATTTTTTTCACTTTCTATTAAAAAAATTCCACTTTTCTTCAAAAAAGTATCTTCCTTATATAATTAATTATATAGAAGGAAAAAAGCATGGCTTCAGTATTGGCATTACTTGCAGGAACAATATACGGACTAATAATTGGAATCCTGCCAGGTGCAGGCGCTACTACAGGATTAATATTTGTGTTTTCATTTATTACACTGTTTCCTGATCCGTATCTAGCAGTGATATTTGTAATGGCAGTTGTTGCTGCTAGTACAACAGGAGATACTTACACAGGTGTGTTACTAGGAATACCTGGTGCTAATAGTGCGGCTGCTACAATGATAGACGGATTTCCGTTAGCATTGCAAGGACAAGCAACATATACAATTAGTGCTGCTGTTACTACAAGCACACTTAATGGATTATTATGGGGCTCGCTTACATTCTTTCTGTTACCATATTACACACAACTAATAATGATTTTTGGTGTGCCTGAACTATGGGCATTCACAATGTTAGCCATGGTATGTGTAACTTTTGTAACAAACAAATTTTGGTTTAGAAGTTTGTTAGCACTATGTATAGGATTGTTTGTAGGATTGATTGGGGTTGATCCTAGTACCAATGCAGATAGATGGACCGGTGGCTGGGAGTATCTTGGAGACGGTGTACAACTTATGCCTTTGGTTGCAGGTCTATTTGCAATACCAGAGCTACTTGATGGATTGAAGCAAAGAACAAACACAAGCATGGTAGTACTTGCAAATGGTGTACAAACTAAACAAGGTATAATGGCTGTATGGCATAATAAGTGGGACGCTATGCGAGGCGGATTCATTGGAGCCTTTATAGGATTGTTACCAGGACTAGGAGGTACAGTTGCAGACTGGATGGCTTATAGTTCTACAGTTGCAAGTCATCCTAAAGAAAAATTTGGTAACGGTAATATCAAAGGAGTGATAGGACCTGAAGGAGCCAACAATGCACAAAAGGCAACATCAATGATTCCTACAGTATTATTTGGAATACCAGGAGCAAGTTTTGCGGCTATTGTAATTGGATTATTTGCATATTTGGACTTTGAATTAGGTACCTTAGAACTTGCAAATGACGCTAAATTCTTCGATAGTATGTTATACGGGTTTATGCTCGCAACAGTGCTTGTAGGCGCTATATGCTTGTTTACGACACCATTAATAGCACGAATTGCACAAATACCCTACAAATACTACTTCCCAGTGTTGTTGGGCTTTATTGTACTTGCATGTGTACAATACACAGGCGGTTGGGAAGATTACTTTATCCTAGTAGTATGTAGTATCGTAGGACTACTAGCAAAGAAATACAAATTTAGCAGACCTGCACTGCTATTTGCTTTTATTCTAGCAGATAGAATAGAAGCGTTAACGGTACAAATGGCAGGATTGTACACAGTTGATAAACTGATGGATAGATACATTTTTCTCGGATTATGTGTTTCAATTATTGTTACGCTAGTTTGGGGACTAACATCAAAAAGGAAAATAAATTATGCGTAAAATGTTATTAGGAATTGTGGTAGCAATGTTTGCAACAGTTGCCCACGCAGATTATACAATGATTGTACCACAAAAACCAGGTGGTGGAACAAGTGTATGGGCAGAAATTGTTGCTAAAGAACTATCTAAATATTTAGATGAGCCAGTGAATATAACACATATTCCAGGTGCAAGAGATATTCCAGGTTTTAACGCTTGGCACAACGAAATGAGAAATGACGACAAAGTTATTATGGTTTCACATGGCGGTAATGGCGTTGCATTCTTACAAGAAGAAGTTGACTATAACTACGGTGAATATGAATCAGTAGGACTTATGAACTTAAATATTATTGCGGGCAGACGCATTGGCGAAGATATGAATAGTCCAAGTTTTGCAGCAGGTAGCGGTCAGACACCTGAAGCATACGCAATGACTATGCTTATCTGTGGACCACAAATGTCTATGGATGCGTATGTAAAATGCTTTAAAAAGAATGTACAATGGGTAAAAGGTATGAGTGGTAGTGAAAGACGTCTTGCATTTAGACGTGGAGAACTTACTGGTACAAGAGAAAATCCAGCGGCATATAAAAAGCATGTAGCACCAGACGACAATGCAGAAATTTGGTTCCATCATGGTATACTACAAGCAGATGGAACACATGCTGATGATCCAAACTACCCTGGCTTTCAGTTTGAAAAGTTATATGAACAGCGTTGGGGTGTTGCACCAAGCGGTGAATTTTATGATGCTTACAAACTAGTAAAATCGTTTAGAGATGGTATGCAAAAAGCACTATGGGTAAACAAAGGTAATCCTAATGCTGAGAAACTACAAGCTGCATTGACTGAAATGTCTTTAAATGCCCAAAGCAGAGCAATCATAGAAAAGAAGGTTGGTAAATACGAATGGAAGATTGGCGCAGAAGGCAATGCTCATAGAGATACACTTATGAGTTTTGTTACTGTTTCAGCTTTAGAAGACCTTGTATACTTTAATACAAACGCTTTAGGTCTTGCAAGTGTATTTAAAATGGAACTAGCATCTAAATGAAAATAATGATCACACACGGTAGTGGTGGAGTAGGGTCAGCAGAACGTTTTACTGCTGACTTCTTTCGCGACAAAGGTTTTGATGTAATTGTAAACGATTACTTTACACAATATGATATTAAAATGTTACGTTGGCACGAAGATTTTCCGGACGACTACGAAATGTCTTTTGTTGAAATGTTTGAAACAATAGAAATACCCGATGAACCTATCTACCATATAGGTTTTAGTTTAGGTGGATTTTTTGGTATAATTAATCATGAAAAGTTTGTTAAGAACTATCTGTTCTATCCAGGTGTGCTAGGTTTTACAGAAGATATGATAAACAAAGATTACAGTAATGCTTGGGTCATTTCGGGTATGGAAGACAAAGGCCAAGAAAAATACAATGCTTTTAAAGAACAATGCGTCAAGCCACCTTTATCACACTACTACTTGCCTAACACTCATCATGCCTTTATGAACACTGACTTAGAAAGATCATTTGACATGGTTAGGTACAACATTATAGGTAAGTGTATGAGTGAAGAAGAATTTAGAAGTGTAAAACCTAATCATATGTACATGGCTGTAACTTACGGTCATACAAATCAATGGACTATATTAAAGTCTAACGAAGATATGAGGTGGCACTATCTTAACTTGATTTACGAGGATATCAAGAATGTCATACATACTTAAATTTGAAAATGGTAAAGCATATACCAAAGACGAATTTGATAGTATAGCAGAAACATACGCTGAACAGCTTAGACAAGCAGGTTATGATAAAACTTGCCGTATTGGTGTTTACAGTGACTGGACTAATATTTTTAAAATATTTGGTGCTATGAAAGTTTGTAGCCCAGTCATTGTAGATAACCAGTTTAAAGACTTTGAAAAGAATTTTTACGACATTGATATATGGGTAGATGATTTACCTAAACCAAGATATAATCAATGTTCTACAGATGAAGTAGTGGGTATTTGTAGCAGTGGAAGCACTGATGAACCACGTATAGTACCTATTACAGAAAAACAATATAACATAGATGGACTAGACAATAATATACAAATACATGCTAATCTTGGTACAAATGACAGCACCGTAAATTTTATACCCTATTGGGTATGTATAGGTTTTCAAACGTTTTGTATATGTTACAAATACGGATGTACATACCATGTATTAGAGCAACCATGGAAAACATGGCCTAGTGTTAATCCTACATTTGTAGTAGGCAGTCCAAACGTACTCAAGGCAATGATGAATCCTACTGTGCCTTACGACAATATGAGTATACGCCATATAAGAACAGTAGGTGCGCCTATGTATAGAGAATTAAAAGAACGTGCTACAAGTTACTTTAATTGTATCACAACAGACAGTTATGGTGTAAATGAACTAGGCACAATTAGTATCATGCACTATCCTCAAAAACATGGAAGTGTAGGTTTTGTACTAGATAAAATGGACGTAACCATAGCAGAAGATAATGAAATTATTGCTAATGGTTTTGCTACAGGTGATCTTGGACATATAGATAAAGACGGATTCTTATTTGTTACAGGACGTAAAAAGGAAACAATTATAGCAGGAGGCTGGAAAATTATGCCTTATGAAGTAGAAAAGGCACTACTTGAGTCAGGTGCTAGTGATGCTGTTGTATTTGGTTATGACAAAGTTTATGCTGAAGTAGTTGGCGAAGTAGACATGGATATCCTACAGTCTAAACTAGTTGAATACAAAATTCCTATAAAGTTTTATCAAGTAGATGCTATTAACCGCAAAGGCCAAGGAAAAATTAACAGAAAGGAGTTGTTAAATGAATATATCAAAAATAGAAAAAACTGATTGGTACGAAGACTATATTGTACATTGGCGTCCTACGGATATGTGTAACTACGACTGTAGTTATTGCGATCCGAGCAATCATCTTGCAATTAATAAAGCAAAATTACCAGATGTTAATAGGTTAATTGCGGCATCAAAAAAAATTAGAGATGCTGTTCCTACTAACAAGTCTGTATTAGTTTATATAACAGGCGGCGAGCCATTCTTAGTCAAAGATGTACATAAATGGCTTAATTGGATGGGCGAAAATAAAATGCGTGTTGCTATCTTTACTAACGGTAGTTTACCTTTGCGGGTATACGACTATAGTAAAGAATCATTTAAAAACATTAATATTAAAATTAGTTTTCATCCTGAAAGTGCTGATGTAGATAAAATAGTAGACTTTGTTAACATGATTAAAGACAATGACGGTAACGTTGAAGTGAGGGCAATGTTAGCACAAGGTTTATTCGATAAGATATTTGAACTTGAAAAGAAACTAAAAGATACACCTATATATAAGATTCCGGTAAATCCTCTATATAATAAAACAACAAAAATTACTAATCAAACATTTGAATCTAGTAGAGAATTAAAAGGGTATCGTCAAAAATTAGATAACGGTGATTTAAACTATTATACTAAACAAGAACTAGAATTTATAGAAACATTAGAACAAAAAACTCCATCTTATTTAAATTTTACAATAAATGATACAATTGAAACAAATGCTATAGATTTTCTACAACAAAGGATTAACAAATTTCAAGGCTGGAAGTGCGGCATTACAAACAAGAAAATATTAATAGAAGCTAACGGAAATGTAAAGTATGGAACTTGTGCTGCTACAGGCATTATTGGTAACATATTTGAAAAAGAAATAGATCTATTTAAAGAAGAATGGACTATCTGTAATAAAGAAGTTTGTAGTACTCTTGATGAAATAATGATTACTAAGTTTAAATTAAATTAGTCCAAGCACCGTTTTCGTAACCTTGGAACTTTTCATCAGTTTCGTTGTAGATAACCATACCGTTAACTGCTGTAAGGTCATCGCGTTCTACGGTTGTAAGAGAACCAAACTGTACAAAGCCAGCTACTTTAGCATTACCATTGACATGAAGTTTTTCATCTGGTCTAGGTAATCCAATACCTAACTTACCTCTACTGTTAAATGTAAGTAGGTTTGCTAAATTTCCTGTACTGTCTGCTGTAACAAAATTTATTCTACCTGGAACAACATTAGGCGCTACAGTAGTATCTAGATCAACTGCAACTCTCATTAAAGCTGCAAGTTTATATGCTGCTCCGTCAAAGCCTAGACCATGTATGTCTGCAAGTCCGTCACCTGTGGTACCACCAACACTTACTGTTGGATTTGCCGTTGTACCGTTTGAAGATTTAATCTCTAATTTAGGTCCTGTTGAAGAATCACCTGCTATACCAGTTACAACTAAGCCTGCATTGTTTCCACTTGTTGTTACTCCTACATATCTTAATGTGTCAATATTACCAACAATTGAACTGGTAACAGCATCAATTAATGGTGTACTATCATCAGCAAAAACACTACCTGTAAGATCACCGTCAACTGTACCTATGTGATTTCCTCTGGTGTCTCCTACTACATTTCCTGTAAATGTTCCTACAAGTTGTGCAGCAGCAATTTGTCCTGTTGCAGCATTGAATACAACAGTGCTATCATCTGCAATAATATCTGCTTGTACTCTTTCAGCTGTGATCTGGCTATCAACTGTTAATTGAGAAATAAATGCTTCTTTCCAATACGCTGTAGTAGAACCTAAATCGTGTGTTGCATCAGCATTAGGAACTAAATCACCTGACATTACACCACCTATATTAATTACATCACTGCCAACACCGTCACCTAGGTTAATATTTCCTGATGCTTGTATAGTACCTATAATGTTAATATTACCTGTACCGGTAATGTCGTGGTTGTTTAAGTCTAGTGTGCCGCCTAGTTGTGGAGTAGAATCAGCTAAAAGTGAGTCAATAGTACCAGCAATAGATGTTATTCCACCTGCTGTAGTTCCGTCACCAACGTATAATTGTTTAGTGTCTGTTGTGAATATTAATTCACCTTCTGCAGGTGTGATACCTAATCTTTCTGCATTGGTACCTCTTCTAACTTGTAATGCCATCTATTAACTCCTGAGTGTTTGTTACATGTATTTATGCCGATTACTTTCTTTTCTTCATAAATATTTGAGTACGCTTCTTAATATCTCTTTTGACTTTATGTGTATCTAGCCTAAAATCTATGTTTTTAATGCTACTTTCGTATTCGGCAAATAAATCTTCTAAAGCGGTTTCAATATCTAAAGTAGGCTTAGATCTAGACTTTTTTACGTCAATTTCCCATATTTTTCCGTCGTTGAAATATATCTTAACACTATGTAGATATTCAATAGGTACTACATCGATAGTAATATCTTTAAATATTTCTGGCCAAGCATTAACGATATCAGAGGGTAGCTTGCCTTTATTAGCCATCCGCCGTTGTCTTTGACTTACGCTTTGTAGGAACAAGTTCTTCTGCTTGCTCTCTAAGAGTCTTTGCTTCTTTAAACAAAGAATCTGCTTGCGAACGATATTGTGCCGCAAGTGCCTCATCAGTTAAGACATCGGGTGTTGCAGGTGCTGTATATGATGCTGCTGGATCAGCTACAGGTGCATCTTTTACTTCTGCAATAGTTGCTCCTTGTGGATCTTTCATAGCAAGGTCATTTACTGTAACACCTTTTTGCTCTGCAATAGTTTTATTAAGTTCATCTAATGGTAATGACGTATTATTATTTGGAGTCATTTCAATTAAATTTGTTGCTACTTTAGTAAGTTTACCAGTTTTATGAAAACCAGCTAACATATTTCTACCATCTGATAAAGATGATCTAGCCATAGCATCTGCAAATTCATCAGCTGTTTGTCCAGCATTAGATTCAATCAAATTAATTAAAGAATCGTGATCAGCTGCATCCAATGATTCTGTAAATACTACCAAGCAGTTATCAGGATCACCTGGTAACACTCTATATGCTACTGCACATTTTTTCTTAGTTTTTACTACTCTTCCGACATGTTTTAATGCGGCCATATTATTCTCCTTTTGTTCCATCTGGTGCAGGTGCTGGTTGTTGTGCAGCTACCGCTGATAGGAACGTTTCTAGTTTGTTATATGTTGACCCAACAGTCATCATTTCGTTTGGTTTGAATGCACCACGTTGGCTTGCTACATCAATGATCTGCTTTAGTGCATTAAGATCAGTAATAGTAAGTTCTGTGGCGTTTTCTTGTGCCGGCGCTTGAGCCTGAGCTTCTGTTGCGTCAGCGTTCTTTTTATCTTCGCTCATTTATTGTCTCCTGTGTTTATATAAACTACGCATATATTTACTTGTATTTTAAAAGTGGGCATGCCAAAGTGAAATACGAAAGTTCTTTAGTATCTTCAAATCCAATTTTACATACAGTTTCGGCACTGCCATCTGTAATTGCTACAGTAGTACCAATATAATATCGCCCTTTTAGGTTATCATCGATCCATTTTTGTATACTACGTTCTAAGTTATAACGAAGTGGTATTTTAATATAATCGCAATGGGGGCTAGGCACTTTTAACTGCCTAATTCCGAACAAATTTAGTGGATTTGGTTCTTTAAATTTATGCAACGTTTTGTTCATAATGTGCTGTTATGCCAAATGGCGCTTCTAAATCCTTATCTCGATGACCGTGTATAATAAAAACAGTTTCACAGTAGTCCGGATCACCCCAACTACTCCACGGATAACCATCTGTAAACATAATAAACTTTTTAGGCTGTATATCATTTTCTTTCATGTAAGACCAGTTAACATCAAAGTCAGTACCTCCGCCGCCAATGATCTCATAATCAAGCAAGTCTTGTCCGCCATCTGCACTAAAATCTTGTTCGTTATATACCTTTGTATCAAAGCACCATAATTTAATATTATAAGATTTAAATTCTTCCATAATTCCTTTGACTTCGCTTAGGAAATCTTTTGCTTGATCATCACCAATTGATCCACTCATATCTAGTCCTACACAGATATCAATTTCATCATCAAAATTCATACCAGGAAGAATAGCACCAGTGTGCCAGCCTTTACGTGACGGACGACTAAAAGTAAAATCATGTTTAATAGTAGATTGAATCTGCTGTCGAATAATTTCACGCCAGTTCATTTTAGGTTCAGTAAGATCTTTAATCATACGTTGTACTTCAGCAGGAGTGTTACCTGCGCCTGCGGCTTGTGCGGCACTAAGCATACTCTCTTTGACTTCGTCTTTGATCTTACGCATTTCTTCTTTAGAAAATTTAGGTTTTTTCTTACTTACTTTATTACCTTTGCTATCTTTTTCTTCACCAGCATCACCTTCAGCATTGCTGTCATCGCTACCTAATCCGTCAAGATGTTCGTCTAACATTTCTCCAAGTTGGTCTAAAAAGTCTTGTCCGTTTTGTTTTGCTTGTTCATAAATATCATCATATACTTCTTCACTAGTCCAAGTGTCATATTTAAAGTCTTGGTAACAATCAATGAAGCTGGGTTTTTCACCAATACGATCACGTACTAATAGATTATTAACAATATAATCAGCGGCAATGTTATATAACTTAGGATCACGTCCTT